ATCAGGAATTGTGTGTACATTATTTGAATGTAATGGGTGAGAAAAAGAAATCATACACAGAGCCGAGGAAACCACGCTTAGCTTCGCTAGCTTCCTCTGGGATGATGGTTTCCACAGAAGTAGCCGAAGCTCTCCGCTTAGCGAACAACTCGGTCACCCAGCCGTAGAGTTTGTAGAAAACCCAGGCTACACCGGCAGTTAAAACGAAAAAGACCAACATCTCAGTATTACCAGCATTATTCCTATTACTAGAGGAAGATCTACCAGAACTTGACTTAGTCTTCTTGGCAAACATCTGCTGTTTTGGTTGAGAATTTGTTGTGTACCGAGTCATTGTTTGACCATTGCCCAAATTCTGTTTACTTACTAAAGTTGATGTTACTTTAGTAGTATTACCACTACTTCTGGTGTAAATCTTCCTGGTAAGATTTTTACCGAGTTTTTGCCGTGTTACTGATGAGAATCCCATTTTCAATTTCCTTAGCTGTGGGTATAATTTCCTATAATATTACTATAACACGTTAAGCATTATATGTAAATTACAGTACACTAAGATATCGTTCCATCGGATTTGTCTTACACAGCGCCTTGTGTTCTGTGTTACACACGCTGATCTTTTCCTCTAGCGCCGATACAGCATCAGTAGTGCAGCCGTACAATGGAATGTTGATAAAGTTCTTACCATATTCCGCTTTGGTGATTTTGGTTTCAATTACTTCAAGCAACTGAGTCCGGTTAAGTTGTCGAAAATCAATTTTCCGTTCAATAACCATCTTGATAAACTTAACCTTGTCTGTCATGAGACTGATCTGGTCCGTTAGTTCTTTCTTTTCATATTCAATCTTTTCACCAAACTTTTCAATACGATGATCACAAAAATATGCAATCAGATTAGCAACGGATGAAAATAATTTTAATTTTCCGTTCACCCCAAGAGTCGTAATGTTTTCTGTATGAGACTTCCGAAGCTTAAAGAATTTAATTGGATCATGATCAATCTTATCACGAGCGATTGCAGTAACCTTTATATCAAAGCAGAAACCTTCTTCCGAACAATTATCTTCGTAGTCTCTAATTTTATCTTCATCAACGAGATCATTGAGAAACTCTACATACTTCTCACGATCATATCCAACTGGCAATTCGGAAATACGGTATGTGAATTTGCCCACATATTCTACAATCCCCTCTGTGTACCATGTAGACAAATTTGTTTCATCTTGAACAACGGTGCCTTTAAAATGAGGAAATGTTGGGGGAATAGATTCTTGTGCTTTCAAAAATTTCTTTGGGTCCTTGAGATATTTCTTGACCGCGACAGTAAGATCTTTAATCGACCGCGGCAGAATATTACAAGCAAACCCTACGGCGATACCGGAAACGCCTGGGACAAGCACCCAGGGCAAAGTTGGAAGATAATAAGCAGGCTCTGGATTCTCGGGGTCAGGTGAGTTTGGAGTTACTTCAGGATCAATAAAGTATTTCTTAAAGTCGGGTGAAAGTGAGACGAAAATATATCGGGCGGCAGCAGCTGCGGGAACTAATCTGGACCCAAAATTGCCATGGCCTGTGAACACTGGGCAATTATTATTCCATTCTGCAGTTAGAGTAACGACGGCACCTTCAGCTGAAGATTCTCCGTGGTGGTATCCATATTTAGCAATCGCCCCGGCAAGTTCTGCGACTTTAACTTTCCTGGTTGGGTAATCATTAAGCATGGCATAAACAAGTTTTCTACCACCACTTTTGAATCCATCAATTGCAGATGGAATAGCTCTGTTCTGCAGAACATACATAGAATAATCTAAAAGATCAGAATCAATAATTTCAGATACAGTTTTAATAATTGTAGACATAATAAATTTAGTTGATCATCCAAGTTTTACGGCCGTCGGCATCATCACCAAAGAACATTTCTAATTTTTTGTAATCTGCAGTATCTGCCGATGCTTGTACAAACATAGGATTCTGCAGACACTGTTTATAAACTTCCTTGGGCATACTACCTAAGCCCTTGAAAAATTGCACATCGTAACCTTTTGGATTAAATTTTTCAAATTCTTCTTTTGTGTAGAAGGTTTTAACATCTTTGCCCTTTGTACAATAGTACAGTGGGGCCAAACAACGATTTACTCTGCCGTCTGTAAATAGCTCAGGCCAATTAGAAAACAAATTTAACAGTAACCCGAAAATGTGTGAACCATCATAATCCAAATCGGTAAATATAGCTATTTTACCATAATTTAGATTAATAGCAGGCTTACCGAATTCCAAACCAAGTACAGCTAACAGTTCTCGGATTTCTTTATTCTTGATAATATCAACCGGCTTCATACCGCGAACATTTAGAATTTTACCCTTTAGAGGTAAGCCCCCATCCGTCTTCGGATTACGCACAGAGATATGACAACCAATAGCCGAAAGACCTTCTACGATGTATAGAATTCTTTTCTCTGGGTCTGCATCGGTAGCCGCAATATGATTCACCACTCGAATCTTGGCTGTTGACTTTTGTTTTTTAGCCAATTCACGAGCTTCGGCTTGTTCCTTTTTATACAAGATAGCCTGAATCATTGGATCCAGAATCTCGGGTGTATTTAGAATTTGCTTGGCAATCTTATCGAAGTCAATACCGGAAAGATGTGCTGCAACTTCCGCGGCAGTATTAGTAATCCGCTCTTTAGTCTGACTATCGAAAGACATATTTACAAAGCCACGAATAATAGAAACAAACATCAGATGTTGTTTTATTTGATTCGGCAGTACATCGATTTTATGTTTTTTCCGAATGTGTTCTTTAAGAGTAACTACAATCTGATCAAGAATATAATTTACATGAGAACCGCCATTCTTAATCCACAGACCGTTCACATACGAATGAAGCCGGAATTCTTCTTGTTCACCAGATGGGCCAAAGATTAAAGTATTCTTTTCATCCTGACCAATTACAAAGTGCTCACAATATTTTGAAGCATATTCCTTGGCATTCTTGATCTTGATCTTTTCATCATTGAAGGTGAAAGTGATAGATGGATAACAAGCAGCAAGATTTTCAATCCGATCTTTGATAAAATCAATGTGATCAGCTGAAATTTCCAAAATAGAGAATGCAGACAAGTCAGGTACGAATGATACCTTGGTAAATTGCTTACTTGATGCCTTGGTGGTAACCGATTTGATTTTTGCATGGTCAGCTGTGACCATCTTGAGATAATTTTTACCGTCTGCAGTTTCACCAATAAACTCTTGTGAGAATACCGCAGTTGCAAATGACCCAACACCATTGGCACCAATTGTTTCGCGGTCGTCGGAAAAGTTTGAGCCGGCACGTGCTCGAGTCCATGCAAGAACTGGTTGGTAATTTTCACCGTGCTTAACAACTGGGATACCGCGGCCGTTATCTTCTACAGTGATGCGCCAAATGTCATTCTCGAGCCCATTGGCTTCTTGAGTAAAGTTGATGTGGATTTTATTGGCATATTTGAAATCAGTTCTTATAGCTTCATCAATTGAATTATCAATGATCTCAGAAATAATTTTAAGCAAGCCAGGAATTACATGAAGTGTTTGATATTTTCCGAAGAACATACCAGACACTTCTTCGGTCGACACCGAACCAATGTACATTGCGGGACGAATCCGCATATGTTGCGCATCGGTTAGTTCTTTAAATACTTCTGTTTTCATTTAATAATACGACTCATTATGGACAAAAGTCTATTTAACTTTCTAAATCCAAGAATAAAGGTAACGTCTCTCAAATCTTTAACTGTGTCTGATTTAACAACCGGATCGGTCACTTCAGATATGTCAATAGTTTTGAGGTTCGGTCTATTTTCCTCAACGAAACCATCTTTGTGTTCGTTGAGGAATTTGCCTAAAAAATCATTATAATTCATATTTGAATAAATGTAAATTATTTTCCTTCAATCACAAAGGTGCCGGAGACTCGGACGTTAACTCCATTTTTATCAATGAATCCGGCAACTGGGTCGCCATATTCAATATGATTGTTTGTGACCCAAGATTTGATTACTTTACCATTAGCGTCATTGTGCGTTCCAACAAACCGGTAGCAGATTTGTCAGAATTAGTCACTGACTCAACTTGACCGCAGCCAACAAGAGAAAGAGCGATGAGAGAAGCGATAACAAGCTTTTTCATAATTTTCCTTTAAAGATATTCTTGATAGAAACCCAAGAAATTCTTGAGTTCTTTTACATTTGCTTGATTATTAGTCATACGCTTTGCATATTCAAGTAGTGCCGTGCGTACGTCATATTTTGGATTAACAAACAACTTAAACATAAACGCTTTGGTATCAAGTGGAAGTACTGCTTGCGCAAATTCCTTCCGATCTTTAATGTGGGCAAGATTTTCAAATTCCAACTGAATAGCTTTAACTTTCAAATCAAGAGCAGTCATTAGACCCTCTGCATATGTTTTGATGAACTCTGCACGGTCTGATTCTAACAATGGAATTATATCATCAATATGACCGGTCACGATTAGTTTCACACAATCATGATCCCACTTTAGAGAATCGACTGCATGGTGACGATCACAATACTCCTCGGACTTCATTTTGATCATATGACCAGCATTCTTTCCTCCGGTAAATGTGATCACAACACCTTCGTCATTAATAAGATTAGTTACAGATTCTTGGAATGATTTAAAACCTGCTTGATCAATAGATTTAATCTGTTTGACCAAAGGGATCCCATATTGATAACAAAGCGCTTCTACATCTGCGCGGTCCATCATGATGCCGCTGTTATTATAACGAACTCCAGTTAATACAAGCATATCTTCTGGGTAATCAATTACAACTCGGTTCTTACGTGAGCAAAATTCAAAAATTGAAGTAGCACTAAAAGTATCATATACATGTTCTATGAACGAATGATAGCCAGGCTTGTCGGCAATAAACTCTTGCGCGAGTCGAGAAATGTCAGTAACGCCAGCACGAGTCCCAAGAACCCAATTCTTAGTACTTTTATAAATAGCGAAGATACATGAACCATCCATCTTCTGAGTGATCAGATGAGGTTCAGAAAAATCCAATGTTGCATCGGATTCTGGAAATTCACCGTAGTTAAAGAACTTAGGAAATCCAAGACGGATAATTTTCCCAGTGTCGTTATCGAATGCAGTGCCACGAAGATTCAAAAGAATTCCTGACTCATATTCATTCTTACCCACAAAAGTGGATTTTGTATTCAAATTGTAGTCGATAACGGTATAACCACCTTTATCCTTCACAGAGAATTCAGGTTTTTCTTTGATTGCTTCTAGAGCTTCGGATAGGGTAAACACTTATGTTTATTTCTCAGAAGTAAAAAAATTTATCAAGAATAGTATAGCAATAACCAGAGGAAAATTTGCAATAACTATAAGACCAATAAAAACAATTTCCATCTTAATTTCCTTTGAATTCATTATAACGTGCGAAGCATTATGTGTAAATTATCAGTTTACTTGTATAATATGATCTGACATGCCATAGTAACTTATAGTTTTGCCGCAAAAAGCTGGGTGCTGGCTCAAACCATTCTTTGCCGAAGTGGAATTTAATGCGATCACTGTGACGAATACCGGTTCTATTGATCCCCCAACGCTAACTTTGTAGTGGAATGCTTTTGGTTGGATCTGATTCGCGGGTAGAAGATTTTCAAATTTCTTAGTTTCTGTTTCTTGGCTCATACTTTTTACTTCAATGGAGTCTGACATTCTAGATATTCCTTTGGGGGACGATCATCACCTTCTTTATATGTTTGAGCATAAAGTGTGAGCATTCTTAAATTGCACATAGCATGTGCAAGGTGTGGTAGACCTGATTCTTCATCATTTTCTTCACCTGCTTGCCACCTGGCCAAATGTCTCAGAGCACATTCAAGAGGGACAGACCACGATTGACCCTTTGTCCAATTCCATGCTTTATATTTGGCTTGTCCATATTCCCAGACTCGGGCCTCGTCATACAGGGTAACCATAGGGATCAAAGAAAGTTTTGGCTTTCCAGAATTAAATCGAGCAGCCGAACCCTTTTCTGTAGAATTGATATCACCAATACCTTGTTCATTCATAAACTAATCCTCAAATAAAATAATTATATCACAAAATAGACCAAAGTAAATAATTATTAAATAGTTGGTAATCGCGAAGGTGGAACTTCCATTACCTCTAATCAACCCAGCAAAGGAGTCATATGACCAGCAATACTATTTATCATTATGTATATAGAATTACCAATCTAGTAGAAAATAAACATTACTACGGTAAGAGAAGTTCTAAATGTGATCCAAAAGAAGATCTTGGGGTGAAATACTTTTCATCCAGTTCAGATAAAATGTTTATGTTAGATCAAAAATCAAATCCACAAAACTATAGATATAAAATAGTCCAAAGTTTCTGTGATGCTATTATAGCATTAGCAAGAGAAGTTAAATTGCACTCCAAGTTTAACGTAGGTATAAATGAAAAATTCTACAATAAAGTTAAACAAACTTCCGTAGGTTTTAATTTTACTGGTGGAAAAGTTTCAGCAGAAGCAAGAGAAAAATTATCAAAGGCATTTAAAGGTAAACCAAGATCAGAAGAAATTAAGGCAAAAATAGCTAAATCAAACTCAGGAAAAATAAGGTCTGCTGAATCTAAATCCAAACAATCAGAAAGACAGAAAGGTAAACCTGGACATAAACACACAGAACAAACTAAGTCAAATCTAGCAGAAATACAACGTGGTAGATGTTATTCAGAAGAATCTAAAAGAAAAATGTCAGTTGCCAAAAAAGGTAAACCGTTTCACTATACAGAAGAGCATAAACTAAATCAATCAAAAGCTCAAAGAAAATTTTATTATATTACACCTATCGGCACGATCGATAGACCAGATCTATTAGATCCAATAATTACGAGTACACAACTAATTTGGTGGATGTCTAATCTAGACAGAAAAATTACAAAAACAATCTATGCAAATTCTAATTATTTAAATTCTAACTTTTCTCTTGAACAAATTTTAGGTAAAACATTTAGAGAACTTGGTTTTAATAAAGTTAAGAAACAAAGTTAATCATACTAGCATCTCCGTTGAGTTAATGTCACCAATACCCTTACAAGTTTCTTCCATAATTTCCTCAAATAAAACGATATTCTGCTGAATCTAGACTAAAAATGTCGGAAGCAGCTAAGAATAGAAAGAAGATTCATTCTGTGTCATAATTTGTCCAAAAATTTATTATATTCAGAAAATGTTCTTAAAGAATGCTTAACACCTTTATTAAAGGCTTCTGTTATTTTCTCATCTAATTCTTTCTCTGTAAAAACAATAACATCCGCTTTCATAACACCAATGTTATCCACTAATGACAAAGTAAAGAATTTTCTCTGATTAACTATTTTATGAGCAAGTGTTCTTGCAATTTGCTCTTGTAATTCTTGAATGATATTTTCCGAACTTTCATACTCATTTCTAAAAAATTGTAGATTAACTTGTAAGTGTGAACTCGTGGAATTTACATGATCAGTAATTGGTATCATAGTTCATAGTTCCCCAGAATCTCAGTTGGAAGATAAATTTTCATCTCAAGTCTTTCTGCGATATGATGCTCAAGTGTTGCGCCTTTAGAGTTTTCCCAGCCATGAAGCATAGCAATAGCATCACAACTAATCAAAGCTTTAATGTCGGCGCGCATACACTCTGCCCATGATGTTTCTGTGTTGGGATTAATCTCTGCCGGAGAAACTACATCAAACCCCATTTCTCTTAAAAATGTTGCCTTAGCATGAAATGCAGGAAAATTGTGGTTCTCATAGCCGCTCATTGGGCCAGCAATATAAATCCTAGTCATTTCTTTTTATCTTCCTTTACTGGTTTCTTTTCGGATTCAAGTTGAGCCTGAATCATGTTATGACGAAACGTGTGCCGGGTGTCATTATTTGTGATAGTAGAGAGTAAATACTTTGTCGTTGAAGACATTTTAAAATGAGATGTTGGCTTGTTCATGTTATTTCCTTTTGTTACTTAATAAATTTTCCATATTCAATAATTTCACGATCGTCCTCGAGACCATATTCAAGCGTTTTATCTTCTTTTGTTTTGGTCTTTAGGATTTTAGAAGTAGCCTTCTTTTTTCTAGAAATGTGGGATTCATTTTCGAATTCGGAATCTTTAGGCCGAAATGTATTCTTCATGGTTCTTTAGTTTAAGATAGTTGATGGGAGAGAAAAAACTTTTATATTTGATTAATTTAAGAAGCTTTGGCCGAGCGAATGAAAATTGTGCTGCATCTAAAATCTTGGATAAATTATCAGTTTCATGATCCATCAACAATATAAACTCAGGGGAATACACTGATGCCAAATAGTTAAAGATCAACTGATAAAATTTGAATTCTTTCTTTTCTAGATATTTCTCATATTCATTTTCTAGTACATACGAAATAGATTCACGGCGTTTCTTATAATCAATGTAGTTGTCTAATATTTCTTGCTTGTTTGCAAATCTAATATCAGTTTCTTTTAGTTCATTCCCAATACATGCATAAACTATGTTTTCTGTAGTTTGGAATTTAGTAGAAAACCAATCAAACTTAAACTTAATACCTGGGCTAAGTTTATCAAATGCTTTGGAAGCAATTTGAGTCTGAGCACCATATTTTAAGATTGAGTATTTGTCTGTTGTGAAGTGTAAATGCATTCCATGAAAATATGAAAATGCTTTTCTTGGTGTCATAGTAATTCTTCAAATGTAGGTGTATTAGACTGAATCAAATCACTTTCAACAGCAGACTGTTTTACTTTAGCCAACAAAACATCGGACATATATTGAACTAGTTCAATAGGTTCTTTATCCGATTCGTCTGAAAATTTTAGAATGGCATCAAAATATGTCAAATGTGGATATTTTAGAATCATATTTTCAATATATTCCGAAAAATTTGATTTAGACAAAAATACAGATTTGTCAATGGAGTAGTCAAATTCTTTCATTTGAATTTAATTGATGTTTTTAAGAATTTAGCAATACGATTATTATTTACAATCGCGGTTACATATTTCTTATCATAAATGATTTCATCCGTACCCTCAATCACCTTTACATTACTATAAATGTCTGGCACTGAGGCTTGACGATATTTATAAATAATTTTAGTAGACATCAATTTACCTCTTCAATATATTTAAGAACTGAAAGCTGTTTACGACACCAATTGTATTTCGTATCTAACTCTTTGTAAATTTGCCAGCCAATATGATCATCTTCATCCATAAAGTATTTTTTGGAGATTGTTTCATCATTTAGAAAATAATCAAGATATGTGCGATAAGCGATCATACAGTGATACATTTCATCTGAAGTCAGACCGTCTAGATGATATTCAACATAGACGCAATTTGCGGCCCAGTTGTCATGATAGTTTGATGATTCGATGGGAAGAACACATTCCATCTTTTCAGAAATACCTTCGTAAAACCTTTTATGAAGTTCATATGCAACCATAATGAAGTCCGAGGAACTTTCAATGACTGCATTATTAATTACTTCTTTAGTAATGGCTTTAATTTCTTTGATGTTCATTCAATTCCAACCATCATTTTGTGAGTGATATGGGGATAGAGAGATGACAAATTCTTTTTAAGGATTGCCTCGAATACTTTTGCCTCAGGAAGAGAAAGCAATTCCATCAAGTTCTTTGTTTGGAAGTATTTAGTTTTCTTTGGGATCTTTGGATTAAGAAGAATTTCCGTAATCATGTTCATGGTGCTTTTACTCATCAAATATGCACCACAGAGTGATCGGTGAAATTCGGAGAATTTATATTCCAAATCTTGAAGATCAAAATCAATCCATCGGTCATCACATGCTAGGTGGACATAGAATTTAACTATCGGATTGGTTTTACACGTTTGCCGTAAAGAAACTTCTACATCGGCAGACGAATTAATCATCTCAAAAATTTCATCAAGTTGGTGGTCTGCTACTTTCAAAAGAAATCTCCTATTTTAGAATACAATACGTTCATTTTATGATTTACAAAGAAGTTCATTAATTTCATTTTATCAACTTTTTTATTCCTTTGATTATTATAACACTCAATTGTTGCGTTGTAAATTTCTTTTGGTGTATGTTCATAAGACACAAGCATTTCGTTCCGTGAATAGTTTCGACGTTCTTCTTCTGTCAAACAAGCATCAATAGGATTTTTGGCATCAAAAAATGTCTGCAAATACTTTGTAGTAATAGGTGCGGCACGTTTCTTTTCTGTAAGAGTAAACCAGTTATCTGGGCACTTAATCGAGCAAACTCCATCTCCTGCATCACCGCGGACAATCTTTTCGATCAAAGCATGTTGCGGTTTCCCATCTGGTTTCACCAATTTCTTAGTAAGTGGAGACCATTGCCGAACATTTTTATATCTATGTAATTGATAATGATCCTTATCGGAAGATAC